TTTGTTTTCTCTGCGTCCGTAAAAGCGTTTGTATTACTGTTGTTTTCGTAAGCAGTTTTAATTTCAGCATCAGTCTGATTGGCAGTAGCGCCAGTCTCTATGTTCCCTAGCTTTGTTTTCTCTGCGTCCGTAAAAGCGTTTGTATTGCCAGAACCCTCGTAGGCAGCTTTTATCTCGGCGGCAGTTTGATCCGCTGTTGCTCCCGCTTCTACATTGGTAAGCTTAGTTTTTTCAGCGTCTGTATACGCATTAGTATTGCTGTTGTTTTCGTACGCAGTTTTGACTTCTGCGTCGGTCATGCTAGAACCACCGCCACCAGTTGATGCAATAGTTCCGTCAGCGGCAATCGTTACGTTGGTACCTGCTGTTAACGCCGCTACAACATTGGCTGTATCCGTCTTATCGGCCTGCGCTTCAATACCATCTAGCTTTGTTCCGTCAACGGATACATCACGCCCGTCAACCGTCTCATTGCTAGACATTACAATATTGCCTGTTACGGTGCCGCCAGCCTTGGGAAGCTTTTCCCCGAGTTCGGTATTTATATTTGTAAAGTTAGCATCAACTTCATCGTTTGTTAACGGAGAGCCTTTGCCAGAGCGTGTTGTGATACTTGCCATAAATTAACTCCCTAAACCGCCGACAGCGTGACAGTCCAAGTAATCACCATAGTGTCACTTGCTGCTTTATTTACTGTTGCAAATACAGTTCGGCAGAGCATATCCCCCGACGTTGCTGCATTAAAAATGCCAGCCTCCGTTAGCGCACCTGTTCCATCTCCCGCTTCAAACTGGCACTCGTAAACTACATTCGTGTTAGAAATTGTGCTGGAATCTAACGCTTCTCTAGATCCAACTAGGGTAACTAGGTCTGTTTGAGACGCGCCTGCTACTGTAGTGCCAGAACCCACTCCCATATGAGACATGACAGCTTTAGTAGTGCCAGTCATACGGCTCACTATGTACGCAATGCCTGTGTTGACGACTAAGTTCTTTACGTTCCTTGTGTCTTTGACTTTGCCGTCTTTATCCTTGAGGACTATGGCAAGCTGACCGGAAAGTTTTATGGTTTCTTTTGGCACAGCAACCTCCTATGAAATCGTTCTTGAGGAGCCGACGTAATCCTCGGCAAAAAAGCTAAACGCAGAGTATCCTTGACTGCGCAGTGACCCGCTATCGGCCACCGAAGCTGTATTGGCGAATACTTTACCCATACGGAGCACAGTGCTATCCTGGGCGGCTGCGGCACTTGCCGCTACAACACGCAAAATAGTTATGAAAAGACCCTGCGAAACTTCGGACATAGTAATTCTATTGAACGATGTTGTAGTCGCTAAAAGCCGCAACGCTGTTGTCTGAAACGTCGTACGCTCGGGCGTGGTTATGTTAAATACAGTGCTCAAGCGAAGTCATCCCTGATTTTAAACTTTATTTTATCAAAAACTGTTTCTCTCAACCCACTAGAAAGAAGAACCTCTAACTCTCCCTCGTATGCACCGGCTTCTTGGTTAAGGTCGTTTGTCTGCCACTCTACTACAGCCACCCCGTTAGCAGCAGTGGAGGACTCAATGGTTAGGGCACGAGAAAACAGTGCAGTATCCTCACCCGCCGCCCTAAAATGCAAGGTAACGCTGCCACCGGTTAGGTTTTTAGGGGTGCTGTCTGTTTCGTTTGTCAAAACCACCCGAAGTTGCGGTCCTGTATCGCCTTTAACGTATTTAAAAGTCTCAGCCATCTAACTGTACCCCCGTGAGCTGCTTCGCTCAAAGCCAGCTGGACGAACTCTTAAATTCACACGTCGAGAGTCACGGCTTTTTGCAGCATCTGCTTCTTTATAAAATTTCATTTGGTAGTAGTTAGACAGTTCGGGGTTTGACCATTCTTTTGCAGGAATAATCATAAGCTTTGCCAGCGCACCGTAAGAAATACAGCGGCCATGCGTTTCGTAGATAAAGTCTTCTACGCCTGTAGCGCTAAGAGTGGGCTTTAAAACTCCTGCTCCTTCAAACGTGTACTTTTTGTCAGGCGTTGGGTAGAAGCGGATCTGCGTATCTTGATAGATGCTGTAGTAGCAGGGTGCCGCTTTGCTGCTTGTCGACGGAAGATCGTAGTGTCTATCTGATACGGGCCTAATTGCTGCTCCGTTGATATACAGGATTAGTATGTTCTCAAGTACCGCATTTTTAGGCGTGTCTATTTCGTAATCAGATGTATTTTTAGACGTAAAGTCTGGTTCGATGTCGTAACGCCATATTTCGCTACGGGCACAGAACTCTGCTGCCGCTTCTTGCAAGTGAGACTGTATAATTATTTCGGGACAGCCGGGAACGTAGGGCTGAACGTAGGGTAAAAAGCTAGACCAGAGTGTTGCCATCTAAGCCACCGCACTAATTGATTGGGGGGATGCAGCCGCATCCGTTTGGGTTTTTGCCCCAATAGCTGACGTAAACGCTTGGTACGAGGCAGCTGCTCTAGCTTCGTTCGCGCCGTACTCTGCATCTTTGGAGTACGCTCTGTACAGAATCCAGTCGATTATCGGACTCATGTAAATGTCATCCAGCAGTATAACTGCCGCACCGTTATTAGCGGGGTCAAGAGCCGAAGCTGCTAGGGTATGTGAGCTTGGTGTATCAGTATAAACAATCTCTAGCTGCGCACTTGTTGTGGCAGGGGGATATACAAAAAATTCTTTGGGTTGTCGCGGGTCATACATGTAATTTTGTATGTTTACCGTACCTGTTTCGCTATGCCACGCAGGGTTTTGATCGTCTAGGACTGAACGAGAAACTAACCTGACTGCTTTCTTAGTAGACGCACTGGCTAGGTTTCTGGTTACATCAAGAACCGCAAGTCCAGACGAAAAAGTAGCGGTAAGGACTTGGCGAGAACCAGCGGCGCATGTAAACGTGCCCGTTTTTGCATTGGCGTCAGGGCGCAACAAAGTAATTGCTAGATACGATTCATTCAGCCAGCTTTGAAGCTCAAGCCGTGGCCAGCGGACGTTTGTGTCCTGTAGCACGTGCTCAACTCGGCTGATGATGTCGATAACTTTTACCGTGGCCATTACTAATCCCTTTATGCCGTTGAGAGGGGGTTGCCCCCCTCCCGTTGGTTAGTAATTAGCTAGCTGAACCGACAAGAGCAGTTACCATAGCTTCTGGCTTTAAGACCTTGTGGCCGAATACGTTAAGCCCCCGGACAATGTCGCCAAAGTCAGTTTGGTTACGCAATGGCTCAGTCTTGCTGATAGACGCAGCAAACGCACAAGCGTGCTTTGTACCCGCAACCATCATGCGGCGCTTTTTAGCCCCAGACGCAGTTGCCCCAGTTGAGGCATCAGTAAGTCCTGCAACAACTGCTTTGCCCGCGTTACCTTTTGGCAGCAAGTTGCTGACGTAGACAGTAAAGCGATCCAGCATACCGATTTTACCAGTACGGATGGTGCTTGACTGATCTCCAGTAAAGTAGGCTTGCGCAATATCAGTTTGCATAAGCAGCTGACGGTCACGTGGCGACATAACCAAGTAACGTCCGTCTTCTGGCACATTCTGTTCGTCCAAAGCAGACGACATTTGCAGAATGGCGTTTAAGACATTAGCAGGCGTTGCTTGGTCAATAGGAGCAGCGTCAGTGCCTAGATTATAAGCCGATGATAACGCACCCGCAGTTGCACCTTTGTTAGCAGCTACTGTGCCTTCAGTTACGAAATACTGAAAGAAGCAATCGTTTTCGATTTGGATCTTCATCTGCTTTGCAGCATCATCAGTAAACATATTCATCAAGTCCATGTCAGCTTGGTGTGCTAAAATGTCGTTGACTTGAACGTTGAAGTATTTACCTTTGTTGATCTGCATGTCGACAGAGATCGGTACAGGTACTTCAGACGTAAGAGTTGTTCCTGCGCCCGCGTAGTCACGGATTGTGATTGAAGGTGCAGTGCGGATACGAATTGTATCGCCTTGGTTTTTAATCTCACCTTCCCAATCGGTATTGGTGATTTCAGTCAGCATAGTATTAGCAAAGAATTTTGCGTTTAACTTGTTAGACCATAGTGTGGGAATAAATACGCCCGAGTATGACGGGGTGGTATCAAAGGCTCCAGAGCCTACGACGGGAAATACAGCAGCCATTTTGGCCTCCTACATAATTGATATGTAACAGCTGCTTACATGTTAACACGTTAGTTATGTTTTAACGCGGCCTTCAAGGTAAGCAGACGTTAGTTCAGCTTCAAGTTTTTCTGCCTCACCGTACTTACCGTTTGTGTTTAAGACGCGAACCTTAGTCCAAGCTGCGTCCACTTCTCGTGGGGAATACTGCTTGGTGTTCTGGGTCGCGCTCTGCGTACGAACGGAATTTGCAGAACGGTTAGGCGCAACCTGTTTCTCAAGCTCTGTCTGGCGAACTGGCTTTCCTGTAGCCTCTGGTGCTTCTAGTGTTGCTTTCCATAAACCCACGTAATGAGCTATGGCATCAGCATCATCAGCATCAAAAGCAGCCTGTGCTTGAACTCTACGTGGTCCTCTTAGCATGGGATCATGCTCGTTAAGCCACGCAAACCAGCGTTCATCCTTGTCGATTGAAGGAAAATCAGGAACCAGCTGTGCTAACTTCTGACTAAAACCTACTTCGCCAACTTGGTTACCAGTTTCTGCAACTTTATCTTGCAGAGCCTTAATAACCGCTTCCTGTCGATCAAAACGGTCCTCGTATTCTTGAGAAACCTCTTGTGCGACACGACGCTGAACGTCTAGCAGTTCTTCACCAAATTCGGCTCGATCTGCATCGGTCACTAAACTGACTTTCTCCTTCGGCTTTGTCGGCTCGATTTCTTTCGCAGCTTCCTTCTGTCGAAGGGCTTCCATTTCCTCGGTTAATTGACGCACTTGTTGGTGCAACCTTGGAACTTCAGCGTCGTACTTGCCCAGTAAAGAACTGTACTTCTGCTTAAAATCTTCCTCTACGTCCGTCGGTGACGTGTCAGCTGGCGCTACTTCTTCAGGTTCAGGGACTTCTTCCGCTTGGTCAGTTACTTCCGCTCCAGTCTCCAATTCCTCTGGATCAGTATCTTGTACGATCTCTGGGTTTTTTTGGGCTTCTAGCGTTTTCTCTAGTTCCTCTACTTCTTCAAGTTGCTTCTGTACCTGCTTTGGCAGTGCCATATTGTCTCCTTAAAGCGTCAACTCTGTTCACAGCGCCCTAGGGGTATGCTGTTCCCGTAATGGTATGCTTCGTATGCTCTTACGAGCGGTTTGCTACCTTGGGCGACTCGTTAATCGCCTTCAGTAAATCTTCGTATGCCTCTGCTCGTCCCTGCAACCGGTGGATAGTTACCGTGTCGGTTGCGTGCACAAGACGGTCTTTGGCTATGCCGACCAACTCCTCTATTAAGTCAGTAAAAGAAGTGTTTCCCGTTTCTTTAATTCGAAGCAGCGATTTTACATGCTGCAAGGTGCAAAGATTCAGGTCGATCATGGGCGTGAGTTTACTCTGTATGTGTTAACATGTCAACAGATGCGTTTAATCTTTGTATCTACTACTGCCCATTAGGTCTTGGACTCATTGTGTTGTCTTGGCGACCGCCCATTGGAGTACCGTCTTCTTGAAGGTTAGCTGCCTCTTGCATTTGCATTTCCTGCTGCATAGCCATCATTTCTTGCTGTTGGCGTTGCGCCATCTCTTGCTGTTTTTGAACTTCCTCACGAGAAGGGACCAAGCGGTCCACGTTGGTGTTGAGATTGCCCGCCAAATCGCGGAGGAGTTCCGCCGTGCCCGGTAAGCCAACAATTTGTTGTGCAGTCGGACTTTCCAACACAAGACGGAGGAACTCAGTCTTACGGACACTTTCAGCTTCTTTAACAACAAGCGACATCGCACCGCGTGCAACAATTTGTACATCACCAATCAAATCCGGATCTTCAGAATATCTGAGGTTGCGCTGGTACTGTCGCATCAGCATAGGCTTCATTACGTCGTGGTCTATGTTGCTGATAACCTGTTTTATACTTTTGCCAGCGTTAGACATAAGCATAGATAGGCCAGAAGACGTCCGTCCAGCGCCGGGAACATGTTGCCCCGTCATGTAACGGGGAATACCTGACATCTCGTCTGCAATCGCCGCGAAGCGGTCATACACACCCATTAGTTCGCCAGCGTTAGAATTTGGCTGGAAGAAAGTAAGTGGCTGCGAAGAATCCGCAAAGTCAGACTGCCTAAACTGCCATATCTTCCACGGGTACATCTGTGTGATGTCCTCGCCAGCTGGTAGTCTGCTTATATTAACGCCGACCTGCGGACCGGAGGAAATGCCCATATTATTTGCCAGCGCCCGAGCAGAAGCGTTGCACATATTTTGAGCATCAATACACAGGTCGGCTACTCCGTTGCCGTCAATTCGACCGGGAATTTTTTCGAACGAGGTAACGTAGTATGGCTTTCTGCCAAGCGGATCATAGTTGAGAACCGCACGTATAACCGTGTTGTTTACCATCCACACTTCGCAAGGATAAGATTTTTGGGGGTCTTCTACTTCTTTTTTGTCCAGACCCCACTCAATAAGTATATTGCCAGGAATAGAGTCCCAAAGTTGCAAAGCCGCAACCACGTCAGTTGTAGCTTCATCGAAGTCTAACCCCGCAGCAGCTTCTATGTCTGAATCGTCATGATCTAGCCAACCGAACCCGCCAGACCCAAAGTCGGAAAGAATAGAACGCACGGCGTCTTCGTCGTACCCTTCTACGCCAATCATATCTTCTACGTCTTCACGCGTTAAATGGTGAAGCTCTATAACGGGCATAGTAGAAATATCATCGCCCCAAGGTGCCCAGTAAAACTTAAAAGGGTCTACCCGTTCCCATTCATCGCGTAGGACTTCGACAACCCCCAGCCCGCCGTCCATGTACTTCATGGTCTTGCGTTTGCGAGGAATTGGTCCTTTGAGAATAGCGTAGGGAAACGTAGCGACGTCGTTGGTAAACTCAAACATTGCTTTGGCGAACCCGCCCTCAATCATTTGGTCTTCCATTTTAGCTTCCATGCGATCAACACGCTTTTCAGCTTCGTGCTTCATGGCTCGCATGGCTGTGTCTTTCATGCTGCCCGCTAGTTGCTGCAACTCGTCTTGGCTGGGAGGTTCATTACCTTCAGCGTAGTATTGCATAAGGTTCTGCTGCATGATGCTCTGCATCTGCTGAGAAATGTCCGGTGGGACTTCTGGTACAGGTGTTGCAGATATGGACCACGGCTTGTCCGCACCTGTGCCTAGGAGCGTGTCGCGTAGCCAAGCAGTGGCTGTTCTACACTTTGAACTTACAATGCCCATAAATATTTCCGAACCGCCTTGCTCGCGTATTTCTGCTAGCTTGGATGGTTCGTACTCCATGTTACGCGAACGTATACATTCTGTAAGACGTGGCTCAAGGTCGTCGTTGTAGTGATCGCGCATAATTTCCCAGCGTTTCCGCATATGCGTCGCTAGTCCCTGAACCATCGGGGAGTTTTGTGTTTTAGCGTTTGCCCGTTGTGCCTGAGCTTCAAGATCCGATGCTCTAGCCGCCGGTATAAGTGCAGCACCTATTGCCATAATAAATTCTCACAAGGAAACGTTACGCGAATAGTACCATAAATCTGTTCACGTGTAAACACATTACGTCCAGCCGCCAGCCGAGATCTTTACAACCTCTTTTCTTTCGGAGGCCCAAGACATGGCTCCAAACGTTTCGCCGCCGTCAGCATGTAGGCACATATACTGGAACGCGTCAGCTACATCTGACCAAGGGTGGGATTTTTCCGGTTTTTCATCACGTGCGCCTTTCGTGTTTATTTTGTAGCGGTATTTACCCGCCAAGGCTTGCACGAGAGGCAGCGCGTGTGTTGAATCAGCTACAAAGCTACTTTTGCCGTCTACTACCCGTGTTAGGTATTTTTCCACGGCAGCTATTCTAGCAGCAATCGAATTGGTTCTTGCGGGCTTAACCACAAAACCTTCGTTCTTGTATATGTCAGCAACTGTTCTTTCGTCTGTCTGGACTCGCTGGAAGGCCGCTGGATCTATGATAACCATTGTTCTGCGCCCAGGGAACTTATTTGCCAACAGGGGCTTTAGGCGCTCTCTCACGAAGCGTAGGGCACCCATACCGTCAGAGATTAGCGCATCGTACACAATCAGTCTTCCGTCGTGCGTTACTGTGCCCACAACCGCAGCGGGTGTTAGACCTGCGTCAACGCCTATTATCAGTGGTGCGTCAGAGTACATGGGGGTTAGCTCGTCCGCAGAAGCGTGAGACCCACGATCAAACGACCTAAACACAGGCTGTCCACTAAGCGATTTGCCAAATTCAGCGTGTATGTACACGTCTATCCAGTCTTCCGTTTTACCGTGCGCTAGGTTAGCGTAGTAATCGTCGGGTAAAAACTTAGTCCAGTCAGCTTCTGGACTGAGACCACTAGGCTGTACGGTGACATGCACGTTTTCGGGGGGTTCTGTTATCAAATCTTCCCAAAAAGTGTCCACATCAGGTGGGTTTGTCATGCCCCACAGGTGCATATTGGGCGTTCCGTCGTCTGCTTTACACCCGACACCGTTCATCATCTTATCCGGATACCGACCGACACGACCTTGGGCTGCGTTGTAAATATCGGGGTGAATCTCCCTAAATTCGTCAAAAACGAAGAAACTCGCCTGTAAAGACAGCAATCTACGCACATCATTGGCGTCATCTAGCCCTCTAAACAGCACTTCGCACTCAATATCGCCTACTTTTAGGACAAATTTGTACTCAGTTTTTAGAAAAGACCCCATAATTCCGTCTGGAACCCACTTTAAAAAGTCCGGTATGCTCGTATCACGCAGCTGTTCTCGCGTATTTCGCACCCAAATGGCTCTAGATCGGCGTATTCCGTCCTTACACGGGGCCATTAGAGCTGCGTGGTGCAGTATTTTCATGATACCGGCAGTGGTTTTTGTTGATCCGACGGGGCCAATAGCCAGTGAAATAAACTTATTTGAGTAGAAAAAGTCGTCTAGGGACTCGATTACCTCAAAATTTATCTCATGCAGCATCTGTGGACCCTTCGATGGTTATCGCATCGTCCTGATCCTTAGCGCGAGTGATGTTTATGACCACTTGCGGGCCTGTGCCTGTGTCAAGCTTGGTATCCGGTTCCAGTCTGCCCATTTTGTTGAGCATTTTTTGAAATTCTATTCGGGCTGTGGGGTTTATGTCAGGGTTTTGCATGTGGCGAAACAAATTGTCCAAGTTCACCGCGCCCAGGAGGCGAGCAAACGTTTCAATCAGGGATGGATCTGCTTCAATAGCCTTTAGCTCAGCTGGCGAGAGTATCGCTTTGTCTACCTGAGTGGGGTCTACAACGTGTTGCACTCGTTTATTCATGTTCACGTGTTAACAGCTTGGGGTGGTTTGGTCAATAAGAGAACAAAAAGAGAACAATAGGAAAAATAGGGGTTGCGATACACGTAATACATAAGGGCT